CATTCAAAACCTTCATTGATAACATCCATGTACCAAGTGGTACTTCCATATTGTATAATCTACTTTTGTCTTTCTTTAAATCTTCTACTATCCAAGTTTCAACTGCTGTTAAACCCTGTAGTGGTTCAGCATGTTCTAATGTAGATTTACTAGCATTACCCCTTATAAAAAATAGTTCACTTGCTTTTCTTACTGTTTCCCTACTAAAATATATATAATAAGGTTCATCATCTTTAACCCTTAAAATAGGTTTGTTAGGTACAAGTGCTGCACCCATAATTATACGTTTTTCTTTGTCTACTTCTGCAAACTTATATTCTTGTGATTTAAGTGCTATGAAATCTTCTTGGATGGCTGGCTCAGAAACTAAACTTACTGCATCAATGCCACTTACTTCATCTTCTTCATCTATAAAAAGTTCTATTATATCCATACTATAACAATAATTATTTATGTATTTTGTTACCCAATACTAGCTGTTTCTATTATATTCCTATCTAAACTTTGTGCATTACTTACATCACTACTAACCACAAATGCTTTTACTGGTTTTTGTTCCTTAGCACTTATTGCTTCTGCGAGTTGATTTGTTTCAGATGCTCCTACAACATTAAATGCAGGTGGGGCAGCAGGGGTTGGTGCTGCTGTTGATCCTCTTGCACCCCCTGACCTCATAGCACCCCCACCAATATTTGGTGTTTGTACACTTGTTATTTGTTTTACAGTTTGTAATCCACTTGCAAGTATAGAAGCTGCACTAATACCTTTTTGAATACTACCAAAAGGTTCAGGTAATACACTTTCACTTGATAATACTTCTGTAAAACCTAAATAAGAATTTATAATGGCTTGTGCTATAGCTGCTGCCTTACCTGCTACACTATTTTCCCCTAATAATTGTGCAAGATCACCTAAGGTGTTAGCTGTTATTGCTAACTTTTGTTTTTCTAGTGCATCTTTTCTTTTTAATTCTTCTTGTTCCAGTTTTTGTTGCTCACCATCAAAAAATTCTCTTACTTGTTGCTTTTGTGCTTCAGTACCTTCTAGTAATTCTAGTTCTTTTAATGCTTCTGCTTCTTTTTCTTGTAACTCTAACTCTTTTTTTTCTTTTTCAGTAAGTGCTTTTTGATCTTGAAATTCTTTTAAAAATTCTTCCCTTTCTAAATCTTTTTCTTGTGCTTCCTTTTTTAAATCTTCTTGTTCTCTAAGTAAAGAATTTACATTTATTAACTGCTCTGACCTAAAACCTTCTACTTGTGCTAGTATACCTTCCTTTTCTGCTTGTGCTTCAAGTAATGCTATTTGGTTTTGATCATTTGCATTTTTATCAAATTGTGCTTGTGCTGCTGCTATTACTGCATTTGCATTTGCTAACATTAATTTTTCTTGTTCATCTAAAACTTTTGCTAAATCATTGTTAGCTTTTATTCTATCTTCTATTGTTTTGCTTTCATCATCCCTAATTTGCCTTAACTTTTCAGCTTCCCTATCTTTTTGTTCTAGTATAATTCTGTTTTTAGCTATACTAACATCTGCTTTTCTATTTAAATCTACTGTACTTGCTGCTTGTTTTATTGTTTCTTTGGTGTAATTTACAACAGCATTAGTTGCACTTTTAACTGTTTCTACAGATTTATCAAATGTGTTATCTACACCTGTAAGTATATCTAAACTTTCTTTACCTGCTTTTTTAACATCCTCTAATGCACCTGTAAAATCACCACTAAACACCTTTTTTACTGCACTAGCTATATAACCAAGTGTATCTAAAAAACTATTAAACCTCTCTATAAGGTTATTTTTTATAGCTGTGCCAAAATCACTTAATGCTTGTTGTGGGTCATTAAATATTCCTTTAAAAAAATTTATTATACTAGGTACATTATCACCTAAAAAATTAAATAAATCATTAAATGCTAAAGAAAGGGCTTCAAAAGCTGTATTAAATATATTTGTTACCTTTTGGTTTTCATTAAATACTTCTGTTAGCTTTGCAAAAGCTGCTATAATTAAACCTATACCTGCTGCTTTTAATGAAGTACCTATAGCACCTACACCTTTTGCCACCTTCTTACTTGTTTTGTTGGTATCTTTAAGCTGTGCTTCTAAGTTTTCTACTTGCCCAGTTAGTTCTTCTATTTTCTTTACTGCATCTTTTGCAATAGCTTCTATTTCTATTGTTTTCTTGACAGACATATATTTAATTTTACTTGTTTATATCCTTCTTTTATTGTTGTTGGTAAATGGTTTTTACCTAGTGCTATATATGTATATTCACCTATTTGTTTTTCTTTCTTTGCTATTTCTAGCATATCTAGTATATATTCTATCATAACCTAAATATTGTATTATCTGCCCTTACTATTGTACTATCTGCTGTTAGTGCAGTATTATCTATAGTTTTTATTGCATCATTTATAACATTATCTATAGGTACATCAAAATCACTAATTTCATTTAAAAGTTCAAGATCACTTAACCCTGTTTCAAAATTTGTTACAATTTTATTAATCTTGTATAATGTATTGAAAATAATTATTCTATCATTTAGTTGTAAATTCAGTAAAATACTTATTGGTAAGTATGCTTTGAACTTAAATATTCTTCTACTATCATCAAATATTTCTGTAATGTAATCCCTATAGTAAGTAGCAAATAAACTTTTATCTGCACTTGCATTTGTGTATTCATTTTGTTCTGCACCCCAATGTATACTTTGTGTATTACTTGTAGGGTCAGATAAATTAGAAGGTATATAATAGTTAGTTATAGCATTTACTGAACCCCCTACACTTTCTAAAACTCCTATAGCAGTACCACTTGTAATTTTATGCCCATAAAATAGTGTGGGTTTAGTTAGTATACTTTCTTGTTCTGTGTTTACACTCCAACCCCATTGTATATCTGTATTTGCATTACCTGTTACATTTCTTAACCTTTCAAACTTCATATGTTCAAATGGAAGTGTAATCTTATACTCTTTGTTTGTAACTTCTTCAAGTATAGAAGTGCTTAAATGCCCCCACTTAATACCTATATATTGGTTATGAAAAGCTGTAAAAAATGTTTTGTTACCTTCATAATTAAAACTGATATTATCGTATGGTATGGGTAGTGTAACTTCAGAAGTTTCTAAATCTAAATGTTCTGTAATATCATGTACTACTGTACTTGCTGCATAAAAATCTTGCAAGGGTTGTACCTTTATGGTGTTATCTGAGAAGAAAGAAGTTAAGTTAAACATCTTAAATAGTGCAGTTAAAAAATCTATTACCTTTATATCTGGCATATTATCTTTTAAGAATATATTTTTTGTTACTGTAGTGTCAAATGTGTTTGTTGCACTCGCAAAGTTACCATTGGTTTTTGTGCTTTCAAATATACTCATGGTTACAGTAAATGTTTTACCTAAAGAACACCTTATTCTTACACTATATGCAAAACCTTTTTCTAACTTCTTTTGGTCTGATAATTTTATAACCTTATCTGTACCTGTACTGGTTTGTGTACTTTCATGAAATACTGAACTGTTACCACCTAATGTTTGTTGTATTTCAATAGTGTATTCTACACCAACATCTACACTTACTTCAAGCTGCATAAACCTGTTGCCTGTATAGAATTTATTATTTTTATATTGGTTGCCTTGTGCATAAAAACCTGTAGGTACTCCAAGTGTAGGGTTACCTTTTAAACTCAAAGCCCTTATAGGATCAAAAGTATCATAAGTAGAAGTTATACCAGTCCATGGTCCACTATGTAAAGAAGCTGTAGGTGCATTATCTTCATTTAATATAGTGCCTTTTTGTTTGTGCATCCATAAGTACAAGTTAAAGTAAGCAGCATTTGTATTTACAAAAAAATCATTACTGAAAGTTATATTATAATGTTTTTGTATAGCCAGTATAATACCATGTACCCTAAATGCAGGTTTTAATTGGTCAAATAGTAAACCATGTGAATTACTACCTACATATAAGTTTTTAGTACCTGCTGTATCATCACCACTATTATATATTAATCTATCTGTATGTGTTATTAAGGGGTATATAAGTGCATCTGTAACATCTTCGCCATTTATATTATAATCCCTACCATCTTGCATAAGTGATATTACCTCACTACCTGAATAAGTTAAAAACTTGTTTAGTTCTGTAATATCTTGTAGTTTATCATCTTTAAATAAATCTTTTATACTTATTCCTTCACCAAAAAAAGTTAATCTGTAGTTTTCAGGTTCGTTATTTGTCATTTGTACACTTTCGTACTTAACAAAACCTTTTTTAAATGGCTTGTAGTTTAAAAATAATTCTGCTTTCTTTTTATCTTTTGGGCTAAAATTAATTGCTAATAAATCAGGGTTGTAAAAGTGTTTAAATATTTTGTTGTTATTTTTAGAAGCAGGTACATTAAAAGTCCTTGTAAATTCTGTAAATACTTTTTGTATATCTAAAATATCTTGTAATGATTGGGTAAGTGTTACACTTTCATTATCATGTAGTTCTACCTGAACGCCTTCTATAAATAATTGCAGTTGAACCATTACCTAACATTGTTTATAAGATTAAATGCAAATTCAAAATCTACTGTATAATTTATTAGCTTATCATTCAAACTTGTTTTGTGTACAAATGATTTACTTCTTGGTATTATAGGTAATGTTTTAGAATCAAATCTTATAAAAACATTTTCACTTAAAAATAATTCTTCTATAGTTTTAGTTGCATCTTCTTTTATAAACCCTGTATTCATTTGTAAGTTTGTGATAGCATTTACATTATATCTTTGTTGCTGTCCTTTGTAAGTTGGGTAAGTAACAGTTTCTACATCTATACTGTTTGTTTTATGTGTTTCATCTGATACTGTAAAAGTTTCTGTAGTTTTTTTGAAAAAATATAAATCTTCATAAGCACCAAACTTATTTACAAATGTTACTTTGAAAGAAGTGTATTTAGGTTCACATACATTGTTTACTGTAATTGTTTTTCTTACAGTTGTATCATCTGTATCAAATACTTGTATTGTGCTTGTGTTAGCAGGTATGGTTATGTATTGTATTTTTTGGTTAGTATTACCACTATCTGTTATTTGTGTTGTGCTACTATCTATTACAACCTTACCTACACCTTCTGCAAATATTGGTAACTTACCTGCTGTATTTTCAGGTAAATATATATTGTCTGCTGATATTAAAGCATTGGTAGATAGTTGGGGGTTTATTTCATCTTCAAAAGTACCAAACCCATCTAACGCTAAAAAGTTAGTAGTTACTGGTGAACCACTTGTAAATTCTAAACCTGTAGTAGAATCAAACAACCTTTTAACTACAGTTACCCATTTAGTAACACTTGCATAGTCGTTATTAAAATCATGGGTAATATAATCCCTTACTAAATTACCTATTTCAAAAATTATATTACTTTGGCTTGTAATCCTATCTTTATCTAAAGTATATCTAAGATCACTTGAAGTAAAGCTACCTGCTGTACCACTATATATATAAATTTCTAATCTTGCACTTTTTAAAGCCATACTATATTACATTATCAAATCCTATATCACTATCACAATTTATTTTTCTATCAATGTCAGTTATTACACCATTTTCATCTATTCTAATTACTATAAATGTACCAGTACTTTTACCTGCCCTACCACCTGTGGCTGATACAGCAAAATATTCATTACCACCATTTAGTGTGCTTCCATTATGACATACAATATTACCTTCTACTATACTACTTTCTGAAGTATCTGAACTGTTTATAGTTACTGAATTGTTTATTGGATAAGGTTCAGCCCTATCACAAAAACCATTTTTCGCATTAAAAGAATTTACTGATAAAAGAAAGTTTGGGTGTGTAATATCACAAGGGTTACTTATTGGGGGTTGGGTAAATCCTGAAACATCACAAGTAAGTGCAGCACCAGTATTACTAAAACCACTTGGTACTAAAAAGGTAACTTTTATTGTTCTTGCTGTAGCTGAAGTTACAGTATCAAAAGAACTTTTAAAACCACCTAAACCATCACTTTGGTCAGTTGATACCTGTAAAACAGAAGCACTTGTACCATTTACATCTACTCTACCTACTTCTATTCCACCATTAGTAGAAATTCTAAATTCGTGGTAACTTATAAAATCATCTGTACAAACAAGTTCAGGTGTTTGTGTTGCAGGTTGGTCAAACGTATCTAAACAATCTAAAAAAGCACCTGCATTACTATAACCTGATGGTACTTTAAACCTAAATGTTAATTTTATCTCCCTTGTTGAACCTGTGGTATTATTTAAAGCTGATACTGCATTACCTGCACTTACATCACTTGTTATATCTGTAGTGTTAGATACACTTGCTATACTAAATATGTTTACCCTTGTTAAATCACCCACACTATAAATAGGTATTGATACAACCCCTGTAGAACTTACTGCACCACCTGTTAAAGCTACTGCATCTGTGGTAGCATCTTGTGTGGTACAATGTAAAGATTTTGTACACGTTGAAGCTACTGTAAAATCATTACTATCTGTTATACAGGCATCTACACTATTCCTTGCCCTTACTTTGAATGTACCACTTACACAAGATGATGAAGTAGAAAAAGTAAGTGTTTGGTTTGGTACTGTACCTGTTAATACTGCATCTATTGCTACACCTTGATAATTTAAAACCTCATAACTTGTAATAGTTGCACTTGTGCCATTTGAAAAGAAGCTACCAAGTGATACTGTACTACCTGTAGATACGTTTGTAAGGTTGCCAATAGGTGAACCTGTAGTAAATACTGCCATGTTATTATTAGTTGATGCTACACAAGTAGTTGGGGGTAACTGTGTAAATGTTTGTGGACATATTAAAGTGCCTTCTGTGGTATTTGTAAAGTTATCAGGTATTTGTATTGTGTAGTTTACAGTTCTTGGGGTTGCTGAATCACTTGCACCCAATGGTGAAAACTCTATTTGATCTTGTGCTATTATTGTACCTTTAAGTATTGTAGGGTTTATAATAGTACCATTACTTTCTACACTAAAGTTTGCAAGTCCTGCTGTAGTACAACTAAATGTACCTTCTGATACTGTAGGTTCAGTAGCTGTTATGTAAAATGGGCTTCTTGAATTTATTTTTGTACTCATTCTTTTAAACTAAATTTTAAAAATTTTTCTACTTCTAGTGCATAGGCATTTATTACATCATCAGGTAATTGCTTAAATGCTTTTTCAAAGGGTTTTGTAAAAAACAAACTTGGCTTTATACCCTTTTGGTATATACTTCTTGCAATTATAAAATTTAAACCTTTTCTAGTTACAAATCTACCTTTTTCATCTCTAGGTGCTATTGTTCTTTTTACTGTCCACTTATCTAATTTACTTGCAGGTGGTCTTTTGGTTGTATAAGAAAATGGTGTGTTGTATTTTTTCTTTGTACCACTTACACCTTTATCTTGGTATACTCCATATTCTTCCATAGAAAAAGATAAGCTAAAACTATTTTTGAAAATTTTTAAATTAGAATCCAAACTTTTAGATAGTTTACCGAAAGCGTTTTTCTTTTGTAGTTTTAATTGTTTTCTACTACCATCAATAACTTGTTTTCTAAATCTGTTTAGTACAGCTTCTAGTTTACCACCTTTTGTTAGCATATTGTCATATCGTTTTGTACAATTAAATCAAATGTAGCTGCCCATCCTGCAAGTTTGTTTTCAAACCTGTCTACAAATGGTTCACAACCTACCTGCCCTTCTACTTGGTAACCTTCTGTATATAGATCACCCCTTTGTAATAATGCCATTAATCTGTTTAGTATGGATAGTTGGGTATTTAATACATCTTGTTCATTGTCATTACCTACAAATATATCTGTTGTTTCTTTTTTACTTTCATCTACAACATCCATAGCAAGTACACTAATATTAAATGTTAAGGTGTTTGTGGCTACGTTACAGTTGTTTACTATTATGTGTGATAATGGGAATATACTTTGTTTGTTTAAATCTATATCATCTAAACTACCATAGCTTACTGTATTACAAAATGGTTCTGCTATCAGCTTGATTTTTATTTTTTCTAGTACATCGTAAAACTTTGTCATCTTTGTTTACTTTTTATTCTCTGCATTTCTATTTGTGTTTTTTCTTTTTCAAAAGCTAAAAACATTAAGCATTGGTGTACATTTAATTTAGTGATAACCTCATACTTGGAAACATCCCCTTTAGAAAGTCCATAGATGCTTGAATACCATCCCCACTTTCTTGTAAAATTCTGTGTGCTTCCATACTCGTTTCTTTCGTTTCCTTCTTCAAATAGTTCAGGGTAGTTTGTAGCAACTCGCTTTTTAAATTCCAAAAAAAAACCATAGCACCCATTACTACTTCTAGTGGCATTAGTTTCATTTCACCACTATTATCTAAACCATCATATTCTTTTATCTTGTACCTATCACCCTTTTTATGTATTACTGGTCTATATAGAACTGCCATTGCTTTGTGCATAGTTTCCCAGTCACTCATGTTTTCATCTAAATCTATATATTCCCCAAGTGTCATTTCATCAAGCTGTGTAATAAAACCATATTCTATACCCCCTAATTTAAATCTAGGTATTAGATCATTCTTTACTTCAAATACTTGATTTAGGTGTTCTAGTATTTCTTTTACACTTGTTAATTTTATCTTTGCAATATCTTTTAAATCCATATTACAAAATATCTCTACTGTTTTGTGCATTAAAAAACTGGTATCTTTGTTTTCTTCAGTATTAACCTTTACAAACTTTTGGTATTGTTCAAGTGTTATTTCTGATAAACTGCTAGGTACGTTTATTTCTACTTTCATACTAATACAATAAAATTAATAACAAAATGTATAACACAAAAAAAGCAGGTATTTCTACCTGCCTTCATATTAACCAAATTAAAATCAAATGAAATTACTTTAAGTTACATAATTTTTATAAATATATTCATATAGTTCTTCAATTTTTTTTATTATCTCATTACTGTTTTGTTTATATAATTCTGTGCCTGTGGTTATGTTGCCTTGTAAATTCATTTCTAGTTTTACCATTTTGTTGTTACCTTGTTCTACTGGTTTGTAATATACAAAGCAATTAGCACCCCAACATGCACTTACAATTTCATTCTTACCATCCATCCAATAAAATACATTGTGCCATACAAAAAACTAAAAAAACTTACAAAAGATAATAGGCCATAAGCTATTACCTTGTATAATGTTTTTCTGTTTTCTTTATCATTTACTACCATTTTAATTAATCTATATTCTTCCATGTTTCAAAGTTTTTGTTAATAATCTGTGTTTCTAAATCTTTTAATTGTTTATCCATAGCATCTATAGTTTCTTCTTGTGCTACTATTTTCTGTTCTCTATCATGTATAGATTGCCTTAACCTATCTATAATTTTGTTTAACCTAATAATTGTTTCACTAAAGTTTTTATCTAAATTCATATAATTGTTTTTTTAAAGATTATAACCAAACTGGTCTTATAAAACACCTTTGACCTTTATGGTCATTTACAAAATACTTGTCATTATCCCATATAGATTTAGGTACCCATAACAATACATCTTTAAATTTTGATGATTTTGGCATGTATGGGTTGAAAGGAGTTTGATATACAATATGTATAGCTTTTTCAGTTTCACCAAGTACTGATATTTCCCTCTCAACATTATAACCAACAGTTATAAAAGTTTCAGTTCTAATAGGTCTTTCAAATTTTTTGTAACTCATTTTAATTGTTTTATAATGTAAATATACAAAAGTTTTAATTATAAACAAATTATTAACTAATATATAAAGTATTCACCTTTTGGTGTACTTAAATGGTCTGTTAAAATATACCTACATGCATCAATGCAATCTGGATGCACCCCTGATGGTTTTTCTATGGTGTTGCCTTCTTTATCCCTTGCCCATACATAACCTTGTAATTCTCTTTTTAAGTTCTTACTATTACTTGTTACAAATATTTCATTTTGGTTTATTAGGTTTATACCATATGTTACACTATCCCTACCTTTAGTGCAGGGGTAAATCTTGTGGCCATCCATAGAAAGGGTAGCTATACTTTTTGGTTCTGCATGGTCTGCTATAATGTTTTCTTTTATATTGTTTTGTGTAAGAAATAAACTTACATCCCTTAACACCATATTACTTTTGTATAATACTTCATCAAATATATAGGCATTGTTCCATTTGTATAATGCAATTATTGTAGTTGGGTCTACATACCCAAAGTCCATACCATAACCTAATAATTTAGCTTCTAAGGGTAGTTTATCTATTTCTTGCCAGTCAGGTATACATACACCCTGTAAAGCACCTGTAAGGCCATCTAAATACACCCTTGTCCAGTTTTCCCAGTAGGTACTTGTCTTTGCTTTATCTCTTGCCTTTTCTAATTCTTTTATTATACCTTCAGGTAGTGTGTTGTTATCCTTGTATGTTAATCTTACAAAATCTGTATCTGCTTGCCCTTTTAATTCTTTATCTACCCAAAACAAACTGGTGGGATTATAATCTAGCCATATCTTACCTGAAGTTCTTATAGCTAATTGTTGGTAGCTTTCAAAACCATTTGGTATAGTGTTACATTCGTTTATAAATAAATCTGTTCTTCTACTACCCCTAATTTTATCAGG